AATGTCAGATATTTAAAACACCATTAGAAATAACAGGAACTCTTTTAGAGGCTTCTTTACGTGGTGAATCTTCTGAATTAGCTAGACTTCGTGACCAAAAATCACAAGAACATAAAGTTCAAAAAGAAAGAGCTTTCTTGTTTGGTCGTTCTCCAATTAACACAAGTGGTGGATTTGATGACAATTCACTATCCGATGCAGATGGAAATGTAGTTCGTTCTACGATGGGTATTATCCCTGCAATTGAAAAGCATGGAGCCGCATCAGGTGCAGATCAGAATCGTTTCAGTATCACAGAATCAAGTTATGCTTATGGCGATTTTGTAGATGATATGGAAAAAGTATTCCAGTATGTTCCTGAAGCAGGTATGAAGCGTGCTTTCTGTGGGCCAGGTGCCTTAGGGTATTGGTCTAAGATGGCTGGTTCTTCTGGAATGGCAGGCAATTCAGGTTGGACAGTAAACCTAGGTGACATGAAACGTGATTCTTTAGGTTTTAACTATAGATTGCTAGAAACACCTCATGGTGCATTGCAGTTGATTCCAACACCTGTTCTTCGTGATGCTTACAATAAAACAATGCTTGTTGTATCAGATGAGAATCTGTTCCACGCTCAGTATAGAGCGCCAAAGTTCCAAGCTAACATCAAAACAGATGATGGCTATGATGGAGTGAAGGATCAGTACATGTCTGATGAAGGCATTGGGGTAACACTCATTGAGAGTCACAAGTTATTCCAAATCAGTTAAGGGGGGTTACTTATGGCTAGACCTTATCTAGGTGGAACAAGCGCAGGAATAAAATCATTGACTGCTAGTGCAACTCTTGCAGATGCAGATAGTGGAAAAGTGATTTTGTTTACACCGCCTTCAAGTGCGGGTGCTTTGGTAATAACTCTGCCAGCAGTTTCTAATGTTGGATTGGAATTTACAGTTATACAGATAAGTGCTTATGACACTGCTGTATGTAAAATCTTATCTGCTGAAGGGAACAACCTTGTTGGCAATATAGATGCACAAACTGGAGCTGGTGACAACTCTGCTAGTGGAGACGACTTTATTCAATTTGGTTCAGCAACAATTGCTGGAGATTGGGTAAAGCTAGTATCAGATGGCAGTAATTGGTATGTCATTGGAAGTTGTTCTAAAGTTACTACAAACGGAATGGCGTTTGGCGCAAGTTAAAGCACAAGTTGAAACACATAACAATGGGGGAGTTTCGGCTCCCCCAAAGTTGTAAAGATTATGACACAAAAAGAATTAATTGAAACCGTAAAGCAACATCACCCTGAATTAGGGGAAACGCAAATACGGATATTTTTAAACAGAGCTTTGGATGAGTTCTGTCGTAAAACTCGAATACTTAAAACATTATATCAATTTAATACAGTTGCAGATCAACGGTATTATGATTTAGATGATAGCATTATTGAGGTAACTCGATTGGATTACGATAGCTATCAAATTCCAAGACTTACAAGTCCCCCTGAGAAAACAGATGTCTCTTGACGATAAAACAAATGCATTAAAAAAAGTATGGTGGGTAGAAAGAGATTCCATAGGAATCGCATCTTCTTCAGATACAGATGAAACTGCAACTTACGTTTCTGTAGGTGAAGTCAAAACGGTAAATGTCCATGCAGTAAAACATGATGAGGATTTTGTGGCAACTACAGGTGGCGATGGTTCTGGCGGAATAAGAATGGATGAAGAACCTGCCATACCTAGCGAATTTCACGATGCTTTGGCTCAATACGCTATAGCAAAAGGATATGAACTAAGTCCTGAAGGATTACAGTCTGCGGCTTACTTTAGAAACTTATGGAATATGTGTGTAAACGAAGCAAAACAATATGCCAATCAAGATAGACTTGGAGGTCAATCTTATAGCATTCAACAACACGATTTTTGATGACAGAAATACTTACAAGCGCAACTTCATTTTCTGAAATATCGGTAGCAAGTACTTCTTTTACAGAGTTTAGTACTGCATCCACTTCTTTTTCTTTACTCTCTACTGCAAGTACTTCTTACAGTGAGCAATCAACAACATCAACAAGTTATACTGAAATAACATGAGTTTTAAAATACAAGTAGAAGATTTAATTGGCGAAGTAGGAGATGACACTCTGATTAGTCAATCTTTGCAAGATATTGGTGGAGAAATCATATCTGCATTGCCTAATAGAAAATTATTACCCGTAGCAAAGACATCAGCTATTACTTCTAGTGGTCTTACTGTTGCAGATAAAAAAGTGTTAGCAGTGGAGAAAAGCGATGTAATAGCAAGACCTATACCTGCTTATGAAAAAGCAAAGTATAATGATACAACATCTATTCATGCTGCTACCGATACCGATCCAGTTTATTACATTCAAGATGAAAAAGTATATGTAAATGGAGCAGCAGGTAGTGGAGATACTTCAGGGCATTTGCATTATGTGCCCTTATTGCCTACTTCTGATGGCAGTACATTAACGGTACATGGAGATAGCGCAGTAGTTAACTTCCCATTAGAAGCACAACAATTAATGGTATTAGGAAGTGCTGTACGATGTTTGCAAAGATTATTAGCAGATAAAACAAGCAATTTACCTACAGATATTTCAGGCTCATTGACAATACCTCCTGCACCTGTAGCTCCTATATTAAACTCTAATTCGGTTACATTTACAACGTCAGCACCCGTATATACTGCTCCAGTATCTTCTCCTTCTTTTAATATAGTAGATACGTTTATATCTACTGATGAAGATATTGAATTGGCAGGAGCTAAAATACAAGAGATCAATTCTCAAATAGGAGAATATCAAGCTAACATACAAAATCAATTAAATGTATTTAACGATGCGAATGTTGAATACCAGGCTGAACTGCAAAAGGCAATACAAGATGCTCAATTAGCACAAGCTGATGATGCACAAATATTGCAGAAATATCAAGCTGAGGTGCAAAATTATTCAGCTCAAGTTAATAAAGCAATACAAGAACGTAATTCTGATATACAAAATTTTAGTGCAAAGCTTCAAAAACAAGTCACTGATTATCAATGGAAACAAGGTCAGTATCAAATGTTAAATGCTGAATACAATCAAGGCTTACAATTATTAATAGGCGGTCGTATTCCGCAACGACAACAAGGAGCTTAATTATGGCAGATAAAGCATCATCAAATTTAACAGTATCTATTTTTATGGATGATATAAAATCATCTTTAGGAGGTTCTTCTGATTATACACCAGTTTCTGCGGATGATGACGCATGGGTTTTTGCAGAAGTAGCAGTTGCTTATAATGGAACAGATATTCTAGATACAAGTGATTCTTATTTAGGATCAGCAAATGCAGTAGCAACATCAGATAAAGTAAAATGGGTAGCAATAAAAAATACTTCTACTACATCAACAGAGGGAGTAGGTATTTCTGTTTCAGGAGCAGACGCAGCTTATAATACAACTGATACAATAATACTTGGCAATGGAGAGGTTTTAGTTTTAAAAACACCAAATCTTACAGTTGCTGGTCTACATGGAAAGGCTTGTGTTTTAGATAGTAATGGTAAACCGAGTAGTCAAGGAACAGGGACAACTACATGTCAAGTTGCAGCTATATTAGAAAACGTGTAGCATAAAGAATTTAATTAAACAAGCCCATTCACGGATCGTCAATCCTTAGGGCAGGAGGATAACATGGCAAAGAAACAACATTTATCAGTACAAGAGTCACTTAACTCAGCAGGGTTTGGTGGAGAATGGACAGTCAACACAGCGGCAACTCATAATGGAACAGCAACTACAGACACAATACATTTAGATGTATCTAATGCTGGTCAAATAGGAGTATATGCTGCAGGTGCTATATACTTTAATTTTTCTTCAACAACTACAGATTGTAATACAAGTAATGATCTTAAAATACCAGCAGAGACATTGGTATTTTTAACAGTTCCTCAGGGGCTTGGATCTACAGTATACTTTAATCATCTTGGTGTTGCGGCTGTCGCAGTAAGGGTAGTGGAGGTTTAGTATGATCACAAATTTTATGAGTTCAGAGGGAGGCCTCAAATCAGGTGGAACAATATCTGGCGATGTTACCATTGATGGTGATTTAACTGTAAATGGTAATGGAGGCGGTACTTACGATGAAATAGTCAATGGTATTTTAAAAATAGACCAAAACGCATCTACTGGCGAACACGCATTTCATATTGATTCAGAATCAACAAATTATCATAATATTTTCATTGAGGGGCCAGCAACAACAACTGCGGCAGTAATAAGAATTGATGGTGCATCTGCTTTAACTACTGGGCATTTATTTAATGCTAATATAACATCTACTGCAATGGCAACAACAGCAACAGATGGTGCTTTTAAAATTGACCATAGTGGTAACACAACAAGTAATGTAAATAATTTAATGTATTTGCATAATAATCATGCATTT